TACCGGAGAAGCATTGGCAAAGGACGTTCTGAAAATTGCGTCCAAGCTTGAAACCGGCCCTGAGCAGCTTCGCATGCGCATCCATGCACACAACATCATTGACGAAATGAAAATGCTGGCAGGTGCAGACCCTGAAAAGGAGAATGCAGATGCGTGAACCTGAATGCACGACCTGTTGCGATCGCGGCATCATCTTTAGCTGTCCCAAGTGGCCACAATGCGGCTGTGCGGATGGCACCACAAAGCCGACATGTCCCGGCAAAACAGAGCCATGCCCTTCCTGTCAAGAAACCAAGAAAAGTGAGAATTGAAATGAACAACGCAGTTATTCTGTCCGAACATGACAATGGCGTCATTGATGTTAACGGCAAGCCGCATATGGCTGATGCAAAAGGCCACCTTGTTCCTGTCGAGCTCATAAAATCGATCGACAAGCTGGAAGATGAACAAGTCCGTAAGGTTATGGCTTTTGCTATCGAACTTTCAGCGCAGATCGGTCGCTTCAGAGTGAACACCATGGCTGATCTGGATGGTGTCGATGCTATTCTTGAACAGGAGTATGGCACTACCAAAGGCGGCAAGAAAGGTAACCGCACTTATCAGACCTTTGACGGTCTGATGAAAGTGTCCGTACAGGTGGCCGAGCATATTGATTTCGGGCCGCAGCTTCAGATTGCCAAGGAACTGATCGACGAGTGCCTGAACGAGTGGAGTGAAGCCAGCGACCCGAAAATTCGCACTATTGTGACCCGCGCCTTCAACACGGATCAGGAAGGCAAAATCAACAGGTCTGAAATTTTCATGCTCATGCGGCTCGATATCGAAGATACTCGCTGGTTTAAAGCCATGGACGCGATCCGCGATGCCATGCGCGTGACCGGCTCCAAGGAATATGTCCGCTTTTATCAGCGCGCCTCAATCACCGATAGCTGGAAGGCTGTCACGATTGATCTGGCAAAGGCAGGTGCGTGATGAAAGCAACGCTTGAAAGCACCGCGCGTGTCATATCAGTCAATGGTGTTCCTGCACGGGTGTGGGAAGGTAAAACAGAAGGCGGCACAGATGTTTTCTTTGCCGTTTGCCAAGTAGCGGCTCCATCACAGCAGGATAATTCCGAACTAAAAAATGCTCTAATTGAGCATACTGAACCATCAGAAGGTGCTATGCGGGTTTTCCCGCTGCACATGGTGCTTTGATGAACAAAGAAGCAATCAAAAAGCGTATCCGTGCCCTTCGTGAAATGACGACAGCGCGCGGCTGTACAGAAGCTGAGGCGATGGCGGCTGCTGCCAAGTTGGCTAACCTTATGGCTGAGCATCAGCTTGATGACCAAGAAATCGAAATAGATAGCGATGCGGTGAAATCCAAAACTAGCGGATCATCTCCGAGGGCAAAGATTTGCGGTGTCATTTCGTGGGCCACAAATACGGCATGTATTTTCACGTTTGATGATGAAGGAAAGCGTTTGGCAAAGTTTTACGGTTCGGCTCCCGGTCCGGAAATAGCCACTTATCTAGTAACGCTTTGTAACCGCGCAATTGATCAGGAACTGCGGACCTTCAAAAAAGAGCGCTTCTACCGCAACCGAAAAACAATCAAAACGCGGCGGGAGGCAGCGAACGGTTTTACAGTTGCCATGGTCAATCGTCTCTCGACAAAGATATACGAGTTGTTCGTGGCTACTCATGATGAAACAGCAGCACTAGTAGCTCAAAATGTTCGGGATAAGGAACATTCGGAAACAGTATCACGCTCGCCAATTATGCGTACAGGGCGGTATTGGGAAGCTGCCGCTGCAGGGCATAGAGCCGGTGATAAAGTCGCCATAAACCACGGCGTTTCCGGTACTGAGAAACAATTGCAGATTGGAGCAAGAGAATGACCGCTCTATCTGCACTCCATGCCACCAAGAATAAGGCTCCGATTGACGAGGATGTGTTCCGCGATATTTGCGAACGCGTCACTGGCCAACGTTCGACAAAGGCCATGAGCGAGAAGCAGCGCTGGATGGTGGTTGACGAATTAAAACGGCTTTATCCGTCCATTAAACAGACTTCAAAGCCGCGTCCAGATGGCCGTAAGAAACTGACAGGTGCTTATGCGAAAAAGCTACAGGCGCTTTGGATTGCCGCATGGAACCTCGGCATTGTTAACAATCGCGATGATGCGGCTCTGCTGGCATTTGTGAAACGTCAGACTGGTATCGACCATACCCGCTTTCTTCGATACCCGGTCGATGCCAACAAGGCCATTGAAGCGCTTAAAGCATGGATGGCGCGTGAGGCCGGTGTTGAGTGGACCATACTTGAACGAAAGAACGATCATCCTGTTACACGGCTCAGCGGTTACCGTATCGCTGAGGCGCAATGGTGTCGACTTCACAATTGCAAGCATTGGATGTCTGCGCAGTCAGAGCCGTTTCGCCAGCACATAATGGCAATTGCAAAAGCCGAATGGTTCAATCTTGGCGAAGAAGCCGACTGGGTCCCTGTCATGAATGATCTTGGCAAGCGCATCCGCGAGAAGAAGGCGGCTGCGTGATGATCAAAGTCATGAAACCAGAGACTGACGAAGAATGCCGTGCACGTTGTGAGCTGCTTTATCCACTCGGCGAAAATGCAACCGATAAAGTGCTGAACGAGCTATGGCGGCTGGCTTGGGAATATGGCCATTCGTCCGGTTATGGTGAAGTTGCAAACTATTATTGCGATCTTTCACAGCTTGCGATGCTAGGCATCATTTCTGGACGCTGTTCTGCGGGGCAATGGGAATTATGAAACGCCGCGCTGTTGACATTGAAATTTCAGATCATGCCGTATTGCGCTTTCTTGAACGTGTCCATGGTCTGGATGTTGATGCGGTTCGCTCTGTGATCGCAGGCAATGTGCAATACGGTGCCGAACTCGGTGCGATCATCGTTGTCATCGACAATGTCAAATATGCGTTGCGCCAACAATATCTGACTGCAGAAAAAACGAAGCCGCATGTTGTTTGCACCACTGTTTTAAACGCCAAAATGGCGCATGCCAAAATGTCTGTCGCCGTCCATAACAGGTTTCGGAAGGCTTCAAAATGAGCGCGCCGAAGATAAAAGCACCGGCACATATCGAGCCGTTCGTGGAAGTGCTTGGCGAAGATGGTGCGCTTGCTTTCCTGCTCGAACACGGCGGCGGTTACCTGTATCTGACAGAGAAGCCAACAAGCAAAAATCCGGTCGCTGTGATGTTCGGTGTCGAGAAAGCCGCCAAGCTTGGCGCGAAGCTCCGTCATCCGCACATGCGTGTCCCTCTTGCCAAACCATGGATGGCTAAGCTACTTGCATCAAAAGGGATGGGTACGCATGCCATCGCTAGAAAGCTGCATATGAGTGATACCAGTGTAAGAAACTGGATCGGTACCCGTGAAGATCGCCAGATAGACCTTTTTGCCGCTAACGACGAATAAGCCAGCGCCGCCACACATCGTTGTGGCATTTAATCCCACCGCAAATCTTCCATCCTTCAAACAACACGAAGCGTCCAAGTTGGACGCTTCCATTATTTGTTTGAGGTCGTTTCAAAGATGGAAAAGCAACTTGTCGAAGCTCTACAGAACCGGTTGAGGGAGCTTGGTTATTACACAGGCAAGATTGATGGTGATGCCGGTCCTTTGACCAAACTTGCAGTTTCGGACTTTAAACGCGCAAGCGGTCTTAATCCTCGTGTGTTTGTCGGTCCGATCACATTGACAAGACTGTTTTCTTCTTCAGCGGAAAGACGGCCACTGCAACCGGCAACGCCTGCCTCTGCAGCAATGCCTTGGATGGTCGAGGCAAGGCGTCTTCTCGGCACAAAAGAATATGCGGGTAGTGCCAACAATCCGGTGATTATGGATTGGGCGGATAATCTTGACCAATGGTATCCGGGCGATGATGTGCCGTGGTGTGGGTTGTTTGTAGCTCACTGTATGGCTTACGGCGCGCCGCTTGACCCTCAAGATTTTAACCGTCTTGGCGCGCGCAACTGGTCTGAATTTGGCCGTGTTTGTGATCCGCGCGAAGGTGCCGTTCTCACTTTCTGGCGGGGCAGTAAATCAGGCTGGCAAGGCCATGTTGGTTTTTATGTCGGCGAAGATGCAACCGCATATCGTGTTCTTGGCGGCAACCAGTCGAACGCCGTTACCATAACCCGCATTTCAAAAGATCGTTTCCTTGAGGCGCGCTGGCCGAAGAGCTTCGCGCTGTCCGGTCAGCCGATCCATTTCGAAAACACAGACACACCCCTTTCGACAAATGAGGCATAGGAGGCCTTCACAATGTATGATGAAAAACCGTGGTACAAATCCAAAACCATTATCGCTTCAGCAGTCGCGATTTTAGCGACCATAGCCAGCTTCTTTGGCTTTGATGTAACCGAAGATCAGCAGGCGATGATTACAGACGGCGTTCTGCAAGTCATTGCATTTGTTTTCATGTTGATCGCGATTTTTGGCCGCGTCACAGCAAAAGACAAAATCGGCTGACCCAGCATGACTTGGATGTTTGCTCTCAAGGCAATCCTTTCGCTCCTCAGTGCATTGTTAAAACGTGCTGAGGTGAGACGTGAAGAGGCATTGCGTATTGAGGGCAAACGGATCGGCAGGTTGGAAGCATTCGTGGAGCAGGCACAAGATGCGGAACGGATCGTTAAAGATATTGAAAATGTGCGCCGTGAATTTCGCCGCAGGATTGATGCTCTTCCTGACAGCTTGCGTGACG